AAGCCCATTTACTCGTACACCGAGGACCAGACCACCAGCGCCGGCGTCTCCGTCGCCAGCCAGGCGACCAAGCGATTTGCGAACAATGACACCGCGCTCTACGGCGCGATGGGCACGTACAGCGTGCTGATGGACCAGAGCGGCATGGCCGAGCGGCTCGGCGTGAAGGTCCACGTGATCAAGGCGGGCCAGTTCAAAGGCATGGGCGAGCCGGGCACGCCGATCACCGAGGAGCAACTCGCCGAGGCCCAGCGCGTCGTGAGCGCTCTGAACGACAGCTACCTGGAAACCATCGCCCGAGGCCTCAGCAAGCCGGTCGAGATGATCCGCTCGATTGCCGACGGCCGCGTGATCATGGCCCGCGATGCGATTGGCATGGGCCTGATCGATGGCGTGCAGAGTTTTGATGAAACCTATGCGCAGCTCGTGCAATACGCCCAGCTCGTGGCTGGCAAGAGCATGGCCGCGCCAGAGAAGCGAGGTCCCAAGATGGAAAAGCAAGCTGCAACCCTGGCCGAACTCAAGGCCGCGTTTCCTGGCTCGAGTGCCGAATGGCGCGAGTCGCAACTGGAAGCCGGTGCTGATCTGCCCACGGCGGCAGTCGCCTACGCCCAGCATATTGAAGCCAAGCTCGCCCAAGAGCGTGAGGCACACTCGCAGGCTTTGGCTCAAGCGGCTGCGAAGACTTCCGGCTCGCTCGGCCATGCTCCGCTTACCGAACGTCACCTACCCGCCAGCGACGCCCAGGAATACTTCGAATCGGGCGATCCGGTCGAGGATTTTAACGCCGCCGTGGCCGCGATGGCGGGTCGCAACCCGACTCGCGAGCGCCGGCAGGGAGCCGTGCGTGCAGCCGCGCAGAAGAACCCCGAGCTGTACCAGGCCTATCTGCTGGCCACGAACCCCGGCCGTCTGCAGGCCCGGCTGATCACCGAGAAACTCGAAGCGGCCGCGAACTAGCCGCGCCGCATCTCAATCCAAGGAACCACCACCAGAGGCCACGAATATGACTGCCCTCGTTCAACGCGAAGTTCGCACGTTCCCCAACATTGTCGGCATTGCACCGTACCTACGGGTCAAGCTGACCGGCGGATTCCTGACGATCGCCGCCGCAGCCGACAACGAGATCGGCATCCTTGAGGAGCGAACGCTCAACGGCGACACGCTCGGCACCGTACGCCTGCCTTCGATCTCGAACACGGTCCGAGTCACGGCGGCCGGTGCAATTGCGTCGGGTGCCACCATCTATCGGGCTGCCGGGGGCAAGGTCTCGACCACGGTGGTGGGCACGGCCTGGGGCATCGCTTTGGAAGCGGCTAGCGGCGACGGGTCGATCATCGAAGCGATCCGCACTATCAACGCCGCCTAACGAATCACGGAACTACAAATAGGAGATTGAGGCATGGCTTCGCCTTCCACCGCCATCACCCGGCTCGACCTGTCGCTCACGTACAGCGAGTTCTCGCTGATGGCCAATCAGCAGAAGTTCATCGGCTTGCAGGTCCTGCCGCCGATCGCCGTTTCCCAGGAGGGAGCGGAGTTCGTGAAGATCGACATCGCCTCCCTGCTCACCAAGGTCGAGGACACGCGGCGGGCCCCCAAGAGCACGTACAAGCGTGACGATTGGGAATGGACCAAGGACAGCTATGCGGTCGAAGAGCATGGCGTCGAGGAGATCGTCGACGACGCGACGGTCGAGAAGTACGGCGACCTCTTGCGAACCGAGCAGATCGCGACCGCCCGGGCGATCAACCGCGTGCTGCAGCGGCTGGAGTTCGACATTGCGGCCGCGGTGTTCAACACCTCGACTTGGACCGGTGCCGCGCTGACCACCACGGTTGGCACGGCCTGGACGACTGCGGCCACCGCCGATCCGATTGCCGATATCGATGCGGCCCACGAGAAAGTAAACGTCGGCTGCGGCGAGGACGCCAACACGCTTGTGACCACGAAGAAGGGCTTTCGGGCGATGATCCGCACGGCCCGGCTCGAGGGGCTGCTCAAGTACGACGCCAGCGAGTTGCTGGTTGCGCTGAACACCGGGCAAAACCAGTCGATGGTCAGCGAGATCGTCAGCGGTCTGAAGGACCTCTTACAGGTCGAACGGATCCTGGTCGGTCGCGGTTTCAAGAACACGTCCGATAAAGGTCTCGCGCCGAGCCTGTCACGCGTTTGGGACGATACCAAGGCCATGCTGTGCGTCGTGCATGACGACGGGATCGAGGGCGACCTCGAGAATCCGATGCCGCAGATCGGTCGCACGATCTTCTCGAACAAGAACGACGAGCCGCTCCCCGGCGCGAACGACGCCGGTTATGGGTCGCTCATTATCGAGGAGTATCGCGAGAACCCGGTGCGTGGCGGAGTGATCCGCCCGCGGAACAAGCGGCAAGTGAAGATCCTGCACCCGGCTGCCGGGCACCTGCTGCAGGGAGTGACAGCGTAAGCGATGGCATCCCAGGCTGACCAAATGCTGGAGATCTATGGTGCGGCGCAGCTCGAACAGAGCTACGGCGTGCCGGTTGTGCTGGTGCGGGGCGGGCTTGAGTCCGCTCCGTTCACAGCGACCTGGGAACGCGTCGAGTACGACGTGAGCGATCACGAAGGGTTCATGGTCAAGCGCACATCGCGGGACTTCGTGTTCCCGACGAGCGTCACGGTGCTCAGCAGCGAAGTTGTGGAACCACGCTCCGGCGATCGGCTGCGGGTTTCGGAGAACGGCACCGAGCAGGAATACGAGCTCGTGCCAATGGACAAGCTGCCGGCGGCGGAACTAATGCCGGGCGGATTCCGCTGGCGGGTGCGAACGAAGAAGGTGGTCGGATGACCGATAGCGCCATCGAAATCTCGATTGCCAACGCGGTGGTGGCCGACCTGGCCACGGCCGATCTGAGCCAATCGTTCACGCCAGTCCGGAGCTATGCCGATTGGGTCCAGCCCCTCGAACATGATGACACGCTGAAAGAGCGAACGCTGTACGTCGACGTGGTGCCGGTAGCGACAGGCCTGGAGATCGAAGCCGCCTCCCAGGCCACGCTTGCCTACACCTGCCCAATCGACATCGCCATTCGCTACAAGTTCGGCCAGGACACAATGAATAACGACACCGGCCGCATCGAACTGGCCGAGGTCGACAAGCTGATGCTTTTGGTCCAGGAGATCCACGAGCACTTCACGCTCGAGCGGATGCAGTCGTTCGACGCTGCCAGCTGGAGCGGCACCAAGCGGCTCGTCGCCCCGCACAAGCCGCACCTGCGTGAGTTCCGCCAGTTCACCGGCATCGTTCGCGTCACATTCTTCGCCCACCAGAAGGTCGCCTAGCGATGTTCGGCACCAAGATACGAACGCAGGACCGCACGAAGAAGGTGAAGGACGCGGCCGACAAGGCTGCCTTCCGCAACTTCGGCCACGCTGCGGCGGCAATCCGCAAGGACGCCGTGGCGTCGATCGAGGTCGCGCCCGATCCGTCGCCACCGGGCACGCCGCCCCACACACGGCGGCGACTTTTGCCACGTGCGCTACGGTTCGACGTGGACGCCCAAGGGGCCGTGATTGGCCCACGGGCTAGCGTGGCGGGCCAGGTGGGCCGCACGCACGAAATGGGCGGCGAGTACAAGGGGGAAGACTACCCGGAGCGGCCGTACATGCTGCCGGCCCTCGAGCGGGCACTGCCGCGCTTCGCCGGCGGGTGGAAGGGATCAATCGGAGAATAGGCCATGCCAACCAATATCAAGATGGGCTTCGAGGGGCAGATTCTGTTCAGCGCCACGCCAGGGGCGACCGGAACCACGCTGCTCACCAACGTCAAAGACGCGAGCTACAACTTCGAAGTCGAGAAAGGCAATACGACCGTCCGAGGCGACGGCAGTGTGCCTCCGATCGAAACCGAAGATGTGACGATCCGCAAGGTGACGATCGAGTTCACGATGATCAAGGACACGACCGACACGGCTCTCGAGTCGCTGCTGACGGCTCTCTACGGCGGCACCGGCGTGGCCATCCGTATGAAGGACTATTCAGCCGGCAAAGGCTTTGATGGCGACTGCACCGGCACGGTCTCGCGCGGCAAGCCGCTCAACGGCGAGCAGACGCTGCAGATCAACCTGACGCCCAGCCGCAGCTACGGTCGTGCCCCGCAGCTCTATGTCTAACCGAGGAACCAGACATGCCAACTCTCAACTACAGCGTTGCCGTCTCGGGCCTCGGTGGCAACATCGCCCAGTCCATTCCCCGCTCGGCCGACGCCGGCGGTATCCGCGAGATCGAGCTGCCGGTGGGTAAGGCCGGGACGCTCACGACCCGAACCGATACGAACACGGGCACGGTAACAATGGGCGATGTGGGGCACGGCATCTCGACCGGCTCGAAAGTCGATGTGTACTGGAATGGCGGGGTGCAATACGACGTGACCGTCGGGACTGTAATCGGAACCACAGTGCCGATCGACCTGGGCATCGGCGACGACCTGCCCACCACCAGTACGGCAGTGATCGTCAGCCGCCGCAGCCAGATCAACCTGGACATAGACGGCGACGCGCTGGCGATGCTGGCCCTCAAGCAGAAACACAACTCGAACACGCTCGACGCGGATTCGCACATCGACTTTCAGGACTCAGGCGGAATCAAGATCGCCCAGTTCGATCTGGAGGCGAATGGCCCGCAGGTCTGGGACATTGCCGGCGGCTCCGCCAATCCATTTACCGGCAACCCGATTACAAAGGCCTTTGCCAGCAACGGTTCGACGACCGAGGTCGCCACGCTGCAATTGCTTTGGCTCCAGGATTCGACGCCGTAGCGAGGGACGC